GGGGCAACACTCGTGGAGAAGATGTACGACGACACCCTGTACGAAGTTTCGGTATTCGACCCGCATGGGATGCGGCAGATGTATATGAGTATGACAGAACAAACGGCAATACACCATATGCACGATTGTACAATAGTGGAGCACCTGTTGTCAATATGAAGGGATTGATTGATGCTTCGGGTAATGTAAGTGTAGCAACAGGCTTTACAGTGCCTCGTTTTGGTGGTAGGTTAAACAATGTCAATAACAATGATTCAACCATTCTCGTTGATGTGTATATGCCTACCAATGCTAACCGTGTAGGTGATGATGGGCATGGCCGTGGCCTACGCTATCCTACAGCATTCAATGAAGATGTACTTACTGCACTTGATGAACCTATACACACGACAGGCGTTGTACTATCTCATCACACGGCTGAACCAAACATGAATGATGGTTACATACGAGCGAGAAACGATGTACTGCAAGCAGATGAAGTACCTCGTGGTATTAGTGCAAGACTCAACATAGATGAAAATGGACTACTCAAGCCCGAAGCCGTAGTAAGTGATAGGGTCGAAACAGTTGTAGGCGATTCGCCGCACAAGGATGCAGTAAGCCGTAGTAGTCCTCGTATTGGACTCGATACTGAAAATCTTGAGGGTGTTGATGACAACCTTATCATTATCAACACAGAAGCACACAGTTTGCATACAGATAGAAATGTAGGACAGCGTGTTATATTGCAAGGTGGATATACCGCAGGTTCACAAACGATTGGACATTATGATTTAACAGGTATAAACTTCGGTACACAACCAGACGGCGGAGCAATGAAACTATCTCATACATCAAACTTCAATCCTCTCGGCGGTACATATCTTGCTGAATCTCGCAACTTTGTTTCACCAATAAATGATTATCAATGGGGCGGAATAAGTGGGGCTAACAAAACATCAAACCCATACGAAACAAATGTATTTGATTCTTCATCTCAACAAACCAATTTGACTGACAAGAAAGTGACATACATGATGCGGCCAATTCGATTACTCGATAAACAACATGTTGAGATGTTTAGACCGAACAATAACTTACACGCTTCTTCGCCGCAATACGGCAGTAACTTCTTTTCGGCTACGGCAGGTGGTAAGTATGGTATGTTCATGTACGAAATTGAAAACGGTAGGGCGGCGGATGGGTACTACATTCGTAGCACCAACCCCGATGGCAACCCACCTTACGCTCCGTTGTATGTAATGGACACAGGTGCAGATGATGCAACGCCTGTAAGCAAAGGGCCGAAGATAATCGGTACGGAAGAATCATCATTTGATTCAACTTTGTTGGACAATGAAATTACTCGTGTTGTAATAAGTGAAAATACACTTCAACATTACAGGTCGGATGCACCCCGAAGAAGAAGCCATAGCGAAGGAGAAACAAAGCAAGAGCGAATGGATTTCACCGTCAAACCAAGATACTCTCAATCTCTTCATCAAAAAGGACATAAAGGAGATGTTTCTTACAATGAACAAGACCATAGTGGTGATGCATCATGAATCCAATGAATGACGCATGGAATCTTCTTAAAGCCAAACAATATGACTGTGAAGATTATTCACATAAAGAAGGATGGAGTTATTGCGGTAGGCCCGATTGTGCTTCATGTGGTGGATATAAAGAGTTAGAAAAAGCACAAAAGCGTGACCCACGCCTCGCTCGTGCGGGTGTGAGTGGGTTTAACAAACCAAAGCGTACACCTAATCATCCTAAGAAATCACATATTGTTGTAGCGAGGTCGGGTGGAAAAACAAAGACTATTCGATTTGGTGAACAAGGTGCAAGTGTGGCTGGCAAACCAAAAGCGGGTGAATCTCAACGCATGAAAAATAAGCGTAAATCATTCAAATCTCGCCACGCTAAAAACATTGCTCGTGGTCCAATGAGTGCCGCATATTGGGCTGATAAGGTCAAGTGGTGAGGATGGTTGCCATTTGAGAGTCAAGCCCAAAGGCGTTTTATGTATGCAAAACACCCAAAGTTGGCTCGTGAATTTGAGGCTAAAACTCCAAAAGACAAAAAATTACCCATGAAAAAAGAACTCCCTCAAGGGCAAACCCGATTCGGTATGCAATCAACCCTTGACGGTGGAGTACAAGCAACCTTAACTCCTATTGAAGAAGCAAAAGCACAGGCTGAAAAGAACAAGCAAGAGGCAATGGAACGCCAACAAAGAGAACAATGGCGTGCCGATATTGCTAATCAACCCGGACAACAAAAATTAGCAATGAGTAAAGCATGGGTTTTCCTCAAGGCTACTCGCCAAACGGAGTTGGGTGAGTTTCATCCCGATTTACCAAGTTCGTATGGGCCGGTGAGAGGAGCACGCTACACAAAAGAGTCTCGCAGAAAACAAATCCAAAGCGAGGGTATGAAGGCTTTACCAACAAAAGGTTGGAAGCAATATCATAGTGAAGACATGCCCGAAAAAGCAGTTTGGGCGTGGATGCTTAATAACAATATTGAACCCACGACGAGCAACATGGAGAAAGTCGTAAGGATGGTACACGATATGGGTGGTGAAGTGTCGGCTCGTTCACCCACAGGAGCGATGGATGTATGGGGGATAAGAGGTAATAGGCTTAACGATGCTTATTTGGATGAATCGTATTCTCCCGATGAGTTCGGGGAAAGGCAGTTGTTCAATTCATATGCAATTCCACAAAACATTCCACCCGAAGCACTTGTAAGAATTGGAAGAACAAGTGAACAAGCGAGATTGAATGAGAGCCTATATCCCGAACAGCAAAAGCGTGACCAAGACTTCATTGAATGGAGGGAAACGCAATGACCGCCTTTCACAAAGCATGGGTTTTCCTCAAGGCTACTCGCCAAACTGAATTAGGTGAGTTCCATCCCGATTTACCAAGTTCGTATGGGCCGGTAACTATGACTCGATGGCATCCTACAATGGATTGGTATATGCAAGACCCAAGATTAGAATTAGAAGATTTAAGTGTTGCAGAAAAAAGAGCAAAAATTGAACAGGCAATTCGTGATAAAATATTACATCCACCTGCTGAAAGGTTAATCCATACAGGTCTTATTGGGTCTGAGCCTCATCCCGATGCAATTGATTGGGAACATGATATAATCATGCAACACGGTTTTAAAGAATTCAATCCCGATTATGGTATAGTTCCATTTAATTTATTTGAAGAACTATACGATGACAAAGGAAAAAGAGGGTCTTTTGTTGCACCTCCCGATGTTCCAATACATCAACATATAAATCCAGAAGATAGAAAATGGATAGGCATTCGATTACCTGCTGAAATTACAACAGGTCAATTCCGCAATGAAGGTGATGTGGGTGAACCAGCAGAAGCATATTTAGAACAAGATATACCACCCGAAAGACTTGTTCAAATGCCAAGTTTCGGAACTGATTATTTTGACCAAATTCAATGGCAACCGAGAGATGGTCGAATGGCTCTTGGTTGGAGTAAAGAATTTCAACCTTTAGTACAAGAAACTCGTGAATCTTGGCTTAGGGGTGATTAGTAATGGCAGTAATCAGCAATACCCGAAAAGGTCGGTACAATACTGATGCTGATGAAATTATGAAACATGTGCGTAAGCCTGTTTTTGTTGATAACGCAGTACATCATGCTCGTGTTTCTATTCAAACATCACCAAAAGCAAAAGTAATTATTGAAAAAAGTAATTCTCGTACATTACAAGTTACACCGGAGCGTACATATCAATTGGTTGAAGGTGAATCATACATACAACTTACACACAATGAACAACCCGGTCATTCAAGTCTTGCCGCTCCTTTCTTTGCTGATAATGTTATTTCATCAACAAACAAACCAATGTTAATTTACAATGCTGATGAAACAAATCAAAGGTTGCTTCCCCATACAATAGAATCAGCATCGTATGGTGTAATTGCAAATTTACGAAACATGAAAGGTAAAACATTGAGCGGTATAGGTTTTACAAATAACATCGTTAAAATGGGGCAACCAATAGATGTCGGTCTGCGTACTACTGATTTAGCAATCCGACTCGGTGAATCAATCAATAGCGGTGCTACAAGTGTCAATATATCACGACCAAAAAACTCAACAGCATCATCTGCTCGTAAGCATAGTACACGATTTGTAGGTCAAGACTTCAACAATATGAATTTGATGACAGCACTTCGATTCTTAGGCCGACATGATAGCCGTATGTTGTTGCTTGATAGATTTGGTAACTTACTTTACATACCGATTACATTTAGTGAAGCGTCAATTTTCGTGGACAAGAATTTCCGATTTGGTGGAAAACAAGATAATCCAATAGAAAACATATCCAATCGTGTTACGGTTCAAGGACACCCATTAGCACTAAACGATTTGGTCATTGTTACTGTTGATGATGTTGAAGGACAGGTGGAGGAGGTTCGTGAAGATTCTTCGCCCGTTGTTGATAATACAGCAAGAACAACAAATGCCGCACGAAGAGTGGCACGACAAATACTCAAATCACGCTCGCTTGCTCGTGGTAGCATATCAAGTGAAGGACACATGAATTTGCTCAACTTAAGACCCGGTATGGCTATCAATTATGGCGGAGAAAAGAAAGTTGTAAGTGAAGTAAAACACATGCCAATGCGTAACATGAGTGACATTACACTCCTCAATTTAGATACAGGTATTGAAGGTATTTTGCAGGGCATAGCAGAAGGAACGACTGTTGGGGTGAATGAAACAAACCCCGCTACTTATGTTCAAGTTGTTGAACAGAATTTGGCTTTGTTTGGAAAAGTCGAATTAAGGATTGTATCAGTTGTTAAAGAGCGTGGGGTATTTAATACGGCGTACCTTATCGGAGGTGTTAAGGGAACACATAATCGAGGGCTACTCGGCAAGAACGGGCTTCCGATTGGTGCGAACAAGACAAGACAAAGGAGGAATCTATATGCCGATTAGCGATTATATGCGTCGTCTTTTGCTTGACACTTTGGCTGATAATATCAATGAAGTTATTTTAGGTTTTGATGGTACACCAGCCACTACTGACGACGGTGCGGCAGGTCGCCCCGCCATCACTCTCACTCCTACGATTACTATTGTTGATGACACTTCATTACTTGTTGAAGCAAAGTTACCATACGATACAACATTTACTGATAAAATAAAAGAGGTGTATATTCAATTTCGTGGTGCAACAGAATTTACACCTGTTGCACGATATACAATTAACCCAATAACTAAATCTTCATCAAATGAATTGAAGATACAAATAGCAATTGAGGTGGCATAATGACAGGGAATCCATTATCGGGGCATACGGCGGCAAACCAAGCATCCATGACGGGTAGCGGGGTATTTACAGATAGTTTAGAAGATGGAGAGCATATCACAAGCCCATCGCTTACCAACATGCTTGAAGGTGTGCATGGTAACGGTATCATACTTGAGGAAGATACAGCCTCATCCGACAGTGACCGTAATACTCCCGAAGATTTGCCGGGTGTATGCGAACAAGTAACGAACAGTTACACTGTGCGAATTGAAGGTGGACACGCTGTAATTGACGGTGTAGTATATGCGTTTGCAGGTGGACCCGGCTCAACTCAAGATGTTGCTTTTACTACAACAAGTCCTCATCGAAGAGCAACTTACAGTGCTCTTACAACAGGTCAAGAAGTTCTCATCGTTGTGTATGTATCAACAGATACAACAAATCAGTGCATTACATGGGAAATGGGTACACCCGTTACAACAGCATCAAACACATACCCAACCACCCCATCAGCATTTCTTAGTGAGCCTAAAAGTGGATTAACGGTAAAACAAAGTGTAGTGCTTGCTGTTATTCGTGCGGTGTATTCTGGTACAGGCGGCGACCTTTATCTTAATATTAGTGAAAGCAATGATAAGCGAATATTTGTACGACCTAATCCAATTTATTTCACACCCGTTACTACAGGTATCGTAGGTGCTACAACAGCAGTAAGTGGTCACGCCGCCCTCGATAGCCTACACTCCGAAACAGGTAACTTGGCGGCAAGCCGACTCGGTGCGATGTGGCAATCATACAACGCAGACGGTGATGCAAATTTGTATTACTCGTCAAAAGATTCGGGAGGCACACGGCATACACATCTTCTCGGTCCAACTCATATTGATGTTTCATCTCCCTCATCAAACCAAACATTTACTTTTGGGAGTAATCAAATTTTTGTCCTCACCCCATCCACTACCATTAACCTCAATCCAAGTGGTACATTTCCACCCGGCTACACCGTGTTTGTAAGCGTACCAAGTGGAAGCACTGTAACATTCGATAGTACAGGATTGAATTCAAATGTAGTGGCAACTGAGGCTACAATGTTCACCTACGATGGAAGTGCGTGGAAGAAAGTGATGGTAAGCGGTACAGTAAGCCCTGCTTCATCGGGTGCAAGTGGTCTTGTGCAACTCTCCGATGGTGCTGGTGGATTCACAAGCGATGCCGACTTATCGTGGGATGCCGTTGGTGGAGAATTGACTGTGAATGGTAAATTAACTGTTACAGGACTCATTGACCCCACGGGGCTTGAACTTGACCCTCAAGGTGCTAATCCCGGTGGCGTAGCCGGTAATACACTATGGCTCGACAGTGGAGCATCCAACCGACCGAAAATTGGCTCTAACGCTGTTATGCGTGCAAACGATAACATCAGTGAACTCACTAACGATGCAGGTTTTACTGATGCCGCCGCCGCCGCATCAGCCGCCCCTGTACAAAGCGTGAACAGTGCAACGGGTGCTGTAGTTTTAGATGCTGATGATTTGGCTGATGGTTTAACTAATGTGATGATGACAACATCCGAAAGAAATAAATTAACAGGTATAGCAACAGGGGCTACTGCTTATGTTGATGCTGACGCAATTGCCGCCGTTGAAGGAGAATCCACATTGGATTTAACAGGAACAGTAACTGTTCAAAGTGATTTAAAATTATCAGTAACTTCTAATGATGTTATTATTGAAAATACTTTTTTAGACAAAGATATATTTCTTAAAGGTAATTTTGGAGGAACTCCAACAAATATTGCACAAGTTGATGTTTCTGCTAAGGCTTTAATTGTTCCCGACAAGATATATGCAAATAGTATGCAATTAGGCTATGGAACAGGGCCAGCAAAATTACAAGTTTATAATGCAGGAGATGATTTAGAAATTTATGCCGCAGGAACAACGGGTGGTAATGTAAAAGTCATAGATATTACAGCAGGAATAGACGGTGCAGAAGCAAATAGAATTGTTGATATTTCGGGTAATTTATCTGTGAGTCAAAATGTTGGCTTCTTTGGAACAGCACCCGCTTCTCAAACAGCAGTTCCAAGTTTGGGTCCTCAAGCAGGTGCTCCAACAGGTGTGCCAACTCCACCGGGTGTTGGTGATACAGCACACGCAGATTTTACCACAGCAATCAATCAACTCAACATCAACATTAACAATATTCAAACAAAATTAGATGACCTTATCACTTCACTAAGTAACTTGGGGTTGGTATGATGGACAAATGGTTAGACGAATATGTGGAAAAAATAATGAGCATACAAGTAGTAAAGAACGCTATCTTTTCAAAGCCTCAAAATGGTACTGCTTCTTTCTTCTCACGGTTGGGTCGAGCCAAAACTCCCCGCAGTGAGGACAAAACATAAGATATGCTCGCTCTCTATCACCATCAACGAATCGTGCAATCATTCTTCTTGGCACATCTATAGCCCCGCAACGAGGACAAGGTTGCTGTAGCCTATCAAACAATTTACCCATTGTATCACTGTGTAGGTCGTCGTGCAATAATGTCGTCAATGCGTAAGATAGCATTAGTAACTTCTGCCGCACTTAGCACCGCTTGACGAACTAATTCAACGGGTTCAATAACCATATCTTCAAGCAGGTCTTTGACACCACCATTGGTTACATTTGGACCTACCGATGTGTTGCCTTGAAGAATCTCGTGTCGCATAGCAAGAATGGTGTCAAGTGGGTCATGCCCCGCATTTTCTGCAATCGTGGCAGGGATAATTTCTAATGCGTCAGCAAATGCTTCAATCGCCATTTGTGCTCTTCCACCAATCTGTGCGGCATGTTGGCGTAGGTGTACAGCCATGCGAAGATACGAATTACCTCCACCAACAACATACTCTTTACTGTTCATAACGAGTGAAACTACGCCAAGTGCATCATCAAACCCACGCTCGACTTCTTCAAGTGTGTGCGTTGTAGCACCACGCAATACAAGTGTTGCTTCGTTTGATTCATGTTCGCTATCAACAAACAAATACCAAACATCGTTTTTTCTTTCACGAGTAATTTTTACATCAGCCGCCGCCTCAATATCTTCTGCGGTTTGATAGATTGGAGTATTTGCCATACGGCTCAAAGCACGCAATGATGATTCGGGTACTCTTCGTACCACCATGATATTGTTCTTTTTGAGATGAGCACAAACAATGTCATGTACTCCATCCCGTACAAATACAACACCGCCGTTTGGCAAAGCGGTAACTATTTCTTTTGCTTGTAAAAGTAAATCAGCCTTACCTGCACTCTTGTATGTTTGGAATGACGATGCATCCAATTGCACCTGTACATTTTCTTCGCTCTTTTCAACTTCAAGACCTGCGTTGATGAGAAGCATTTGTGAGTAATTATCTTCACCCTCAAGCACATAGTCCTTATTGACAATGATACCATCATACAAGTAAGAATCTTCTAACGAACCACCTGCAAACGATACGACCTTGACGCTTTCTGCATCACCCGCTTTTTGTACGGCTGATACACAAAGTGAGGCTACTGCATCGAGAGCACTTTCAAGCGTCTTACCTGTGATTGCAGTTTTTGCTACACCTATCAATGCTTCATTACTTTTGTCGCCAATTTTAATTTCATCAGCAAGATACTTGACAGCCATCTGTGCGGCTTCATGATACCCACGACAAATGACATTGGGGTGTAACCCTTTTTCAAACAGGGTTTCGCTGTTGCCTAACAATTGACCTGCGAGTACCACTGTACTTGTTGTTCCATCATAACAAAGAGTTTCTTGAGTTTTTGCAACTTCTGCAATCATCTTCCCGCCCGGATGTGATACATCTAATTCACGAAGAATGGTAGCACCGTCATTTGTTACAATGACATTGCCATGCCCATCCACCATCATTTTATCCATACCCATAGGGCCAAGCGTTGATTTGACTGTTTCTGCTACAGTTTTCGCCGCTCTTATGTTATGTACTTGTGCTGTTCCTTTGTTTGTTTCCTTCTCCATATTTACCACTCAACTTGGATTTCAACGACATCGCCTGTTTCAAGACTTCGTGATGAAATGTAGCCTTCACTCTTACCAAACTCATACAAATCGTATGTTATTTTGGCATCACTCAAGCAGTATTTTGCCACCTCATCATATCGCCCCTCTCTCCAAGCAATCGGTGCATCTGCACTGTTCATTAACTTATTGTCGTTGAATGTAGTTTTTGCAAGCATACCAAGTGTTAAATCAACTTTACCAACACTTAGAGATGCTTTGTTTATCAAATGTCTTGTATCTATGACGGCATCGGATTTACCAAGTAAATCATTGACAGCCCAACAATCGAGTGAATCACGCAATACGGGTAAATCAAATGATTTGATATTATGCCCTATGATTACACCGCCCTTTTCTATGTGTTCTGTTAGGTCATCTCCGAGAGTACGAGGATGTAGGGCTTTTACAACATGCTCATTATCAATGGATTCATCACAATAGATAGTTCCTTTGTTACCATCCCATGTCGCCACGACTGATGGTTCAAACGATGCCGTCTTATCCCAACCTCCAATTTCCCACGAGAAGTTTGTAGTTTCAATATCTAATGCCAACACATCACTCATTTGTACCCTTCCTACGAATATATACACGACCACCAGATTTCTTTCGTTGAAACAAATCACCGCCGTAGTCCTTGAAGTGCCGTTGTGCTGTGCTCTTAGAAACTTTTGCCGTATTTTCATATTGACCCATGACAATTGACTGTAATCTCCAACCGTCGCCAAAGTTTTCTATTTCATGAGGAGTGCATTCAAGATAGACACTCATCATGGATTCAGTAATCTTCGATTCTTTTTGTTTGTTGTTACCAATCTCAACTGAATCTTCAAGCCATGTGATTAGATTTCTAAATATGTCAATCAAAATTTCATGCGACATATCCACATGTTCAGCAGTAATGACCCACGACTCATCAAGCAATGCCATGTGAACAGAAAATATACCAAGATAATTTTCTATCGCAGGTACGAAAGATGCAACAATATCCGACATCGTAGGCGACATGTTGCGAAGTAAATCGTATATTTCATCCGATGATTGTAGTAAAGCAGTTTCAAAATCCTTTGACACACTAAACATTTCCCACATGTGTCGTTGCACTATCTCTTCTTTTTCTTCACTTGAAGATTCACTCCATTGAGTGAAAGTAATTTCTTCAAGATTCAATAATCGGTCACGAATTCTTTTGTCAGTATTTATAAAGTATTCATACAAATCTTCTCTTGAATATTCAACTACATTTGGCTTTTTGTAAAAGGTATTCAATCGAGTATAACTTACATCTTGTCTGTCATCTAAATCCCAATGAGCGTAATGCAACAATACACGCTGAAAGATACCCTTAGTGAGAACATACTCTTTTACTCCCTTTGGAGGGTAAGTGGTAATCCAAAGCGACACAAGTGAAGGACACTCAATTTTGTTTCCTTTCATGTGTTTAACGAGTGTATTATTTCCGCTACCTACAGGGTTACATGCCGTTTGAAGATACAACACTGTTTCTTGACTATGTTTATTCGGTGTTAGAAGGATTGACCCTTCATCGAAATTGATTGCTTTACGACCACTTAAAAGCCCTTCAACTGTTATTACTTCACCTGTAGGCTTACCGTTTCCATCATACTCGGTATCTGTTGAACCAATCAAACCTGCGTCTGTACCCGATGCGAATAACTCAAAAGGAATATCGGCTTCCTTCATTATGTCACTGATGAAGTTCCATGCGATTGATTTACCTGTCCTTGAGGGTTGAATCCAAAACACATGTACTCGTAGGTCCAAATGCGTATCGCCTGTTGGTAGTCGTAAGTATGGTAGTGTTGTTTGACCCTGTATGAAAAAAAACGATAACAAACCCGGTATTTCATTTCTCAATGATGTCAATGAAAAATGGTGTAGGTATGCATTTAATATTGGAAATTTCTGTACGGCTCGGTAATTTTTTACAATAGTCATCTCTCTCATCTCCTTTTTTCTTAGTCAGTTTAAATATTAACGATTGATTTTCCGTTCTTGTCGAACAGGTTCTTCGCTCGTCAATATATCAACTATTAACTTCCTTCTTTTATCTCCTAATCCTTTAATTTGTTTTAACGATTCAGCAAAGCACATCTCTTCTATGCTTCCGCATTTCTCAAGCATCTTCTCGGCAGTTTCATGCCCGATACCCGGAATTGTTGCTATCATATCAACTCGCAAGTCATTTGATGCTACACGCCTCAAAGATTGTGCTCCATGCTTACTTGCGGGTTTGTGGAGTTTGTCATGTAGTTTTACAATAAAAGATGCCGCATCACTTGTTGATGGTGAAAAAAATACTTGGCATTCAAAATCCGACATCAATCGAGCAAGCGTACCTAACAATTCACTTTGTATCTTTGAATAACTAACAACTTTACCATTTTGTTTCATTTGTGCCACATGCTTTTCTATAGAACCGTGTACTACAAGGAAGAATCTTTCATAATTCATATCCATATTTTCAAGTTGCCTCCACAGATGACCACTGTAACTTGATTGGAATAAGTCGGGAATACTCTTAGCCTCAACGCAAGCCCCTCCAAGTAAGTAATCACCCACTAACAAATTTTGTCGAACAACTGTAAGACCAGCATTGTTCGCTTTACGCTCAATAGATTCGCATAGCAATCCTCTTTCATTCGTATCAATTATTAAATGCGGCTTCATCCTTTAACCTCCAATAAGGCATTACATGAGTTTGTCCTAAACCATAACTTATTTTTACAGTTCTTTCAAGTTTTTCAAATTCGGAAGCACGAAGCATATTTGTAACTTCATGCATCGTTGCTCCTCTTTTGTATTTCTTGTTTATCTTATCAAGAATTTCTCTTGAAGTTAATTCTGCACCTTCTAACGCTTCAATTACTTTATCTTTCAATTTCTTTTCTGCCATATTATTCACCTGTTTTATCGTAATACTTACATTTACCTACACAAAATCCTTCGGAGTAAAGCGTGCCACAGGTCGCATGGGAGTAACCTGTCATGACAATGCTTCGTACTTGCCCCTCAGTAATTTCTCTATTAAAATCCACCCATTGCTGTTGTTCACAGATTGACACAATATCAACTATGTGCTTTTCTTTTTCATCATCAGCGACCTTCCAAGCAGGGAAAAACATACGAAACCTATCCGCTAAATAAGAAACAAAGTGGTATCTCGCACGATGGATAGGATTGCCTCCACCCATCGCCGCCTGTGATAAGCAAGGCAGTATATGCACATCATCAAACAATACTGTAGGTAAATCAACAGCCTTACCGTTGTGTTGCTGTGCTATCTTATTAACAATTATTTTCATCGTTAATTTATTTTGACCGAGAGGGTAATACCCCCGCCTCGATTCTTGAGCAAGATTCATCAAATCATCATGGCTAAGTGTGAGTAATTCTTCGGAGGATAGAGGAATACTCCAACAGCCACGCTTCGCATTGTAAGAATTGGGTATGCGTATCATACCCGATGTATCAAACGCTACAGTAGGGTCATTACATCGTAATGTACCGATTTCTTTCTCCCATGTATTAATGAGAACCCTTCCAGAATATTTGATTTGAGATACTTCACTGCCCGATTTTGGTTGTAGTGATTCAGCAAGAGGAATCCAAATGTGAAAGCCCCCACCCGAAAACCAAACAAAGTGTAATATTTCTTTACTGAGTAAATAATTATGGAGTCGTCGCACTTCTTCTTGTGGTACTTCAAACGGTACATCTGCACCCTTGTTTTTGAAATCCTTACAATCGAAGTCCATTACAAAGTGATGTATCAACGGAGTGTTGTAATCAACCCTGTGATGTTTAGGTGCTGTGGTATCAGTATAGCCGTAGGCTGTGAAATACACATTGCCCGAACCATTTTTACCACGCCAATACGATTCTAATTCATCAGCGTTTTTTACCATTCGCCGCCAACCTTTCATTCCATCGCTCGGCAATTCAAGGACTTCCCTTGGGAAGTCTATTGGAATGAAAGCCACTCAATCACCGGCTTCTAATAAGATAGTCAGCAATATCGTCTTTCAGTTTGTGGTATAAACTGAGAATGTTCTCATTGAACAATTCTCTTGGATGTATTGTGTAGTGGAGATAGTGCGGTTGTGCTATAGCCACGCTACCAAAATCAATATCAACAAACTCATCTAAAGTGGTTTGACGATATGATTTTCTAAGGAAGGCACTTCGGTTTTCCAAGTTGCCACCCTTACCTTTGTACAAACGCACTACACAAGAGCCGTTTGCTATCTGTTCATTCAATACATATTCCAACAATGTTATTACTTCATTCATTCTTTTCATCCTCCATTATTTCGTCAAGGAACTCATCGGTCAAACTCCAAAACGAACAATCCGCTTTGTAGTCGCACCAATTACACTTGAGAGTTTGTTCTTCAAGTGGAACTTCGGGCTTCGATTTACCCAACCAAGGATTAGGTGCAAAGTCCATATCTATATGTGCCTTAACGAGTCTTTCTAAATTTTTCTCCACTGATTTCATCGTGGAAGAATTTGCTTTTTCGTAGTGAATTTTCGTGTTTTCACCGCCCTCTATGTTACCACCCGGAAATTCCCAACCCCAATGGGTGATAGGTAGGAATTCGTGGTGGTTACTGTTCTCTAACATCATGCGATAGAAACCCATTTCTTGCCGCATGTTGCTCATCTTATTCTTTTTCCACTTACCTGTTTTCAATTCCATAAGTGCATAACTATCGTCATCGTGTCTAAAAATGGTATCTATGTAACCATTCATGTGAATAGGAACAGGTGTGTTATCAATCATAACAAACCTCGTTGCTTGGATATTTGCTTCAACCTTCGCTGGCTTCCAATACTTGCCGTTTGTTTGAATCAGCCGTTCAAACTGCCAATCCAACCATTGTTCGATTTGGTCTTCTTCCCCATAAGAATAGGGTGTAGTAGGCATGGGAATAGTATCATAGAGAAGTTGCTTGGCCTCATCATATCTTTCATCAGCAATTAACTTTAGAGCCTCGTCGGTCTTATCGAAGTTCGCCCAAAAGTATTCCACCATGTCGTGAACATTCAAACCTCTATCATGGTAGTATCTTTGTTCACTCCGTAGCCCCTTGAACTTCTCAAGGTAGTATTGCTGAGGACACCATGCAAATGTACCAAGGCTTGACTTCGTTACACGGAGTATCTTGGTCGCATCCTCTAAAGGATTCCAAGCGTAAGTGCTGTTCTTGTAGGATTCAACCTCTTCCCAATGACCTGTTTCTTCTCCGTACTCGTCTATGGTTTGACGACTATCATCATCTTTAGGATTGTATCTCATGTTTTTCACCGAATGTTTCTAAAAATATGAGCGATTACATCAACTGTCCAACCGTCGCCTAACACCTTGTATCGTTGTGAATCGCTAAAACCCGCAGTATAACCGTTAGGTAATGTCTGTAATCTTTCGCATTCAACGGGAGTTAATTTTCTGTAAATGTTTTGATTATCAAAAAGAGTATGTTCTTTGAGAGAATAGGTTTTTGTTAAACAGTTCATCTTCCCATCATTTCTTGCGACCAACTCCTTGCCTCTTCTTGGAGAAAAATCTCTTCCATATTTATGTTGATATTCTCTCCTAATTTTTTTGGCTTCTTCGGTTCTTCTTTCCGTAAGAGCAAATGGTGTAGCGACGCTTCGGAAGTTTTTGTTTTTTTGACTAAGATAGTATTTTTCATCAACATTATCTTCGATTATATCTTTGAGGAAAATACCCTTGTCTTGTGGTTGTTGGATGTTTGGTATATTTGTCCAATAATATCTCGGTCTATTTTGTGCTGACACTAAATTGGAATTGATGAGAATAGGTTTTACGCCTAAGTATTCAGTAATAATGTCACGCCACTCTCCCTTCATTTTAACATTCTCCAATAAAAAATACTTCGGCTTGTGATGTTCCAAGACATCCACGAAATCAAAGAACAACTTACTTCGTGGGTCATTAAAATTGAGTTTGTTTCCGGCGGCAGAAAAGCCTTGACACGGCGAGCCTCCTATAATCAAATCCACATTTTCTAAGTTCCATTCTCTCCATTTGGCGATGTCGCCTAATTGAACGGTGTTTGGAAAATTCTTTTGAGTAATTTTGATTGAATTTTCAACAATCTCCGACGCATAGTAAGTATCGTAAGTAACACCTGCCCGTTGCAAAGCAACTTGCCCACAACTAATACCATCAAACAGCCCCAATGCATTCTTAATTTTTACCATGTGTTCACCTCACCATCTTAACCGTCGCAATCGCAATGCATAGAGCAGTTCTTACAAACCGAACAATTGTGGTCTGCTTCGCAGAAGTTACATTCACTCATTGTCAAACCTCATTCCCGCAGTAATGCAAAACTCAAGCATCTTATCAATACATGAAAAGCAAGCAGTATGCTTTGCATGGCGAACACCGCCACCCTCTTTACCACACAGTTCACACGCCTTCATTCACTCGCTTCCATTCTAAACAAAATCCCACATTCTTTTTGGAAAAATAAATCAAATCATCTAATGCTTGTAAATTAGAATAATGCGTATCTTCATCCTCTTTCAAAAAATTCCAACCAAATAAATTATTAGATTGTAACTTACCTTTATGATACATATTACTTTTTAACCAAAACCATTGTTCATATGCTTGTTCAATCAAATGCTCACTTTCATAATGACATACATAACATAATAGATGAAAATTACCACAATCATTTGTTCCACCCGATTGTAAAGGGAAAATATGTGCTCTATGTAATTCAACAGGGTCTTCGACACCGCAAGCCCAACATTCATTTAAAGGTAATAGCCAATGTTTAGCAATTACTTCTTTGTCGGGTTTAGGTTTGCCATTTTTGTCTTTTTGCCTATAACTCATTTCACACACCTTCAAACATTTTCACCTTGCCATTTAGAGAGTCTTTTTTCTTTGCACTTTTTACACATCCAACCTTTCATTTTTGCATCAGCATAGTCGCTGTACGCACGACAAGAATTTTTTGGAAAACCCATACATCTTCCGCTCATTCACTCTCCTCCTTCACTATCCATGCTGATACTCCATAAACAGGATTAGCACCATAAACACACCAACCAAAATAACTTCTATCATTTTCAGCCTCGTATTTTGCCATTTCTTTTTTACTCCAACGATACAAACACGGTCTATAAAACGGAATATCACCATTTTCGTCTGCATCTTGTAATACAATATCTCCTAAACCTTCATGTGGCGGCAATTTACTTAATTGGTTTTTCATTCGACCAACTCCAATAACTTCTCAACATAGACTGATGCATCCATCAGTTCTTGCTGGAGATGGTTCAACCACTCACGGATAGATAGGACTTCCTCTTCCATCGTTACTCCGTACTTGGTCTTACCAATCTCAGCCCGTTGCTGTATCTTCTCGCATACTTTATCTTCTATCTTACTCATCAAATTCAGCCCCTAAGTATTCCCCTAAAACTTTCTCCATGTCCTTCATTCTCGTGTGCATAATTGTATTTTGCTTCTGCATTTTCTTTTCAAACTTCTTTAACATTTTATTTACCTCCTGTTTAAAATCATTGAGGATTTGTTGTGTAATGACTTCTAATCTATCTTGCGTAAGATTAAGAATTTCAGCATTAACGACACTTGACATGTTATTCATCATGTCTTCAGTATGCTGTTCTATAGATTTCATTCTATCTTCGATAGCAATAATGTCGTTGTGAAATCTGTCAGTTTTCTTCTTCGTCATCGTTTCTTCTCTTCTAATATTTCTGCATGTATCACAGAATTCAACAGCATCGCTCACCTTGATACTCCAAGTCATGAACGGTTTCTTGCACCGCTTACATTCTTTTACTAATCCACTCATTTTATTCACCGTCTATGTTCAAATAAGTTGTTAAAACAGTTTTGTGTTGTACTGATTTTTCATCCCAATACTGTATGTTAAAATCACTAAGTAGTGGTTTCCAATGTTCATCAAATTGCTTTTTAGCGTTAGCGAGAACATTCTTAGCGAAAACTACACCGTGTGTAGCACCAACTGTAACCATGTAACCAACAAGTTGATTCATGTCTTGAGCATTGAAGTTCCCTTTCTTAACTTCAAAAACATAAAATGTATCACCACTCATAGCAGTAGCATCCATACTTAAGTTCGTATCTGTTGATTCTTCTGTCTTCACATCTGCCCATATTGATTCCCCTGTAGGTAATGTTTGGGCTTTCAAATAATCAGCCAAAGCATCACGAATTAAAGATTCACTTACGCTATCATAATTATCACCATCTTCGGGAGGATTAAAAAATGAACTAATTTTGTTTTCTTTTATTGTTTCTGCTATTTCTTTCTTGAGTTCAGCCCAAGTATCTGTTTGTTGTACACCGTCTTTTTTCGGCGTTGTAGGTAAATGTCCTTCCTTAATGACCAATTGACCGACAAGACTATTCAATGATGTGTGATTTTTGGCTCGCCATGTAGTAAGTGGTTCATATGAACGGTGCATAATCACTCTTTCATTTTGTACAACATCTATTCCCCCACCATAACTTTGTTTAGCCCACACACCTTCATGGTCATCTGGACTCATACCAATTGTTAGTTCTGCCACGATGTCTGTTGTTGTGATTTCTTTCTTCATCAAATGAACATTCGTCAAAGTTGTTGGATGGAAGTAAGGTGGAAAAATTGCATTCACTTTAGTTGTAACAGGATTACCTTTAGCGTCTTTCATAATTTTACCATCATTTAAATCCACTTCGTTGATTACTATACTGCCGCCATTTTTGATGAAAAGACCATATCTTACACCCAATGAATCTCTTAGAGAAATAACTCTTTGTGCGGCATAAATATTCAAATCAATATTCATGACAATCTTAGTGCCTGTATTATCTGGTATAGGCATATCATCTTCGATGAGCAAATCATTACCTTCATATCCGTAAATACAATACGAATCAACTCCATCATATGAATTGATTTTATCTAATCCCCTACGAATGTCGGAATTTCCAAAATAAGCGATAGCACTTTTCATACCTACTCCGTGTTCATTGATGCCTTGATTCGTTCTTGCACCTACACTCAAAGCAATGCTTGCATCATCCAAAGAAATACCGCAACCGTCATCAATGACTGATATTTTCTTAATACTTCTTTGTCCAAAATTTTCAACAAGTAAATTGATTGAAATGTTTTTTGCTGATACAATTGCATTATCAATCAATTCATTCAACGCAGTGTAAAAAGTGAATCCACTTTTTGACATTGTGTTAGCCATTAGTTCGTTATTACTTTCCATTTTCAATATTCTCTTTGCCATATTATCACCATAATTTTCTCGCCGCACGAAGTGCTGTGAGCCTTTCTAAATCCCAATCGAGTACCTCATACACCGATTTTAATTTCTTCTTAATCCACTTATCAACCACAGTGTACCAATCTATAGAATATTCTTCCAACTGTTTCACCTTGTCGTAAGCAATAACATTACATACATCTTGACCATTTGGTACACCATCAATGAATACCCATTTGACACTCTCATTCTTTCCGTAATTCGTACCTAAGTATCTGTTTGAATAGCGTGCCGCCTTCGCTGGATTAGGCACTACTACATCATAATCATCAAGATGTTTTTGTATGCGACCATACGATGCCGCCTCATCAATTTCACGCTCACCATTGTATGTACGCTTGATGTGAGGGCGAACCTCATCAAAGATGGCATCCTCTTCTTCGCCGTTTGAAATCATAGTAAATACTTTCATGAGTATTTCTTTTGTTAGCGGTGGTGCATTCGATGCCTTCAACGAATAACCTGTAACCTTCATGTCACCCGCATCTTCGGGAGGGTAGGACTTGATGCCGAAGTTACGATTCTTAGTATTGGCTGTGAACCAATACGGGAAGAATGCTTCTAATTCAACATCGAGGAATTTCAAATTCATTTCATTCTGTGCAATATCTGTAAGTTTCTGTGCTACATCCTCAGCCTCATCAAACGGAACTTGTATGTAACAAGAATCAGTATGACCTGCAAGACCACGATAACCCATCTCTTCGCTTCTATCCACAAGCATAGTGATAGACTTACGACCAAGATAAGTAATTGATTGAGCGATAGGATAACTTATCCATCCACCCTGCAATTTACTCATACCCACCATACCATAGATAGCATTGACCGCAACCTTGACCGCCATCTGTAACATGTGATAACCAAGTTTGATGTCGGGGTCTGTAGCGTCTTTCATGCGTTGCTTGTATGATTTACGCAAAGCGAGTAATTGACGCACTGCCTTTGGAAGAATACCTTCAATGTCCTGTCGCCAATGGAACACCCCACCCGTACCCGGAATGTGATTACCTTTGTCATCTAACTTAGGTGGAATGTCGAGAGTGAGAGTGTTTGGACCCGGCTTATCAGTAAGCGTAGTCCAACAAAGATTTGCTGATAAAATAATATTTGGATATAGCGAAGCAAAATCAACTAACGCTACATTCTCATGTCGGCCCGGAATTGGTGGCATAACCCATGCGGCCTGTAGTTCGGGTCGTGTTTCTTTGTATGTCGTCGGTGCTTTCATATCAGTAATGCGAGCAATCAACCCACGGAAGTATCGTGATACATTGTGAGTGCTTGCGAACTGAACACCTGCAACCTTCTGCAAGGCTAAGTGGAAATCGGTACAATTGAGTTTTACATCAATATCACGAAGGAGAGTAGTATCAACTAAACAGTAATCAACGAAGTCATCATAGTAATCATCCCAACCATTGAATACAGTCATGCCTTCTATTTCATTGGTAAGTTTGTGTCCTAAGTTTAATTCAACAGCAAACCAATTCAACTTACGCTCTTGTGCTTGCCCCCGCCCCGACTTCTGCCATACACCCTCAAAGCCACTGCCTTCGGATGACATCGCCGCAGTATCAAATACGAGTCTGCCTTTGATTGGTTGTGCTGTACTTTTGTAACCTTCACCGTTTTTCTTTGGTGGTAAAAAGACACCGAGCGGCGACATGTCCTTTCTCATATCACCAAGACGCTCATACAATTTAGGTAAGTCAGCCCACGCCCCTGCGTGAGCAATGAGCATGTCGGGGTCGCATTCTTTGAGATGTGCTAAGAATCCTTTGAGCATTCTATCTTCATTTGGATAAGTCCGAAGTTCGTAGCCTCCATACCTGTCAATGTATTTGTCATCAGTCAAGAACTTCTGTTGGGATTCTTTACTCCATGAAAATACAACAGGTGTATCTGTATGGGTATCAACAACAGCGATAACTGTTATCTCCCCCTTACCATCTGTTTTCCATTCCATATCGTAATACCACTTGCGAGGTACAAATTCTGGAATACCATGTGGGTATCTTTGAATGAGTATTTGGTCAAGATAGGGAAGGTCTGCTTCGCAAGTCCACTTCTCACACATCTCTTTGATTTCCCACACTGCATTTGGATGGTTCGTATCAACTCGCCATAGTTTGCATCCATTGATGTCCTTCGCCACTATGTCGTGTTGTATGCGTGCTTTCGCTCTTACAAGGCGATTCAGTACCCATGTAGGAGCGTTCTGCCTTACCCAACAGAAAGGATAAACATATCCTTCATCTTCGCTGGTAATCCATGTTTCATGTAAGTTACCGTTAGTATCACGAGTACGCTCATAAATAGTCGGCGGGTCATACGGGTCTTCCGAGAACCAATCAACAATCATCAAAAATCACTTTCGTTTATTATCATGAGTAAAGTATTATCTTGTTCAAAGATGACAACGGTATCTTGACCCATGTGTACTCTTGCATGACCGTCATCGAGATACATGAAACAAGTAGGCAACCACTTACCAAAGTTCGATGAGATAGTAGTGTTCGGGCCATCGCAATCATTTGTTGGAATAGTGGTAAATATTCGACCACTAATTGCTTTACCTGCAATGATACCAAACTCTTTCTCACCGCAATGAACACGAAGTTTGTATTCAGCATTATCCGATACCAAACTCTTCATTGAAGAAAGAGAAATTAAATCCTTAGTTTCTATAGAAGCGTGTACTGTAAGTTCATCTTCTGCAAATGATGTCCAATTGTTCTTCAAAGATTTGTCGAGCATTCTTTTCACAACAGGCACTTTGCTTGCTGATATGATGTCATCACTGCTTGGCAGTTGTATCTTGTTGCCGCCACTTTCAATGTGTATGGGCTTTGCTACACTTACTTGTCGAAATTCAACTGTTGGTTGTTTGCTCGCCTTCAAGAAAGCAATTACCTTTTCTAAGAAAACAATGTGTAGCGTGCCTTCTTCTTTGACTGTAGCACCGTTAAACTGTCGCCTAAAGAAATACTGAGCAAATGCTATTTCACCCGTAATTCTTGATGTTGTACAATCTAATCGTAAATCTGTAGCACTCTTGCCGAAGCAAGATAAAAAGTCAAGAAACTTTTTCCTATCAACTAAAACATGTGTCATATTATCGCCTCAAAAAAATGGAAAACGGAAAGGAGATGAAAATGATAAAATCCCCCTGTGAGTAGGTTGAGCCTCTTCCGTTTATTACCCCCACAAAACCATTTTTTTCACTCATGGTAATCCCATAGAGAGTGAATATCACAAACTACCATCGTATAGTTCGGGCAAGCCGAACCACTGTGGTTCTCCATCTGGTTGTGTAACGAATATGGTACGCACTTGGTCTTGAAGTGCTGGATTCGTTTTACACTTGTGGAATCGTGCTTTGTATTCAGTCTTGACAAGTTCACCTTCATCGTCGTAGTGCAACTCTTGTTCTGTCCAAATGATTGTAGGCAAGTAGTTGTTCGTTTTCTTTTCCCATTCGGGTTGCCACGAAGTGTTACTTGATGAATCTTGATTGTACGAAAAGTTGGTGTTACGAAGATGGGTTTCCCAATACACACGAACACCTGCTCTTACAAGACTACGAGATAGTGCTGTAAGTTGGTGGAATCGAGTGTTACGAATAGCCCAATCGGATTGTCGCTCAACACGCTTTGCTTCACCCGCACCACGATTGTCGGCGGCTTCGATACCATCTTTAGCCAAACCCAAATCAATGATACGCATGTTGTTGGTACATACCTCAAGCCATGAGTCAATACCACTAATGAGTACGCCCCATACCGGAGCACCTTCTCTTTCAACACGCTGTAAGATGTATCGTATGATTTCCATAACACGCTGATGTGTACCCGGATAATCGTATGCGGTACGGTCTGTAACACCCATCTGCCAAGCCTTCCATGACTTGATGTTAGGGTTGTTCGTGATAGCCGAGTTAAGCATTGCTACACCCATATCGAAATCAATCGAGTGTAGTTCTGCATCGGGATTCTTCTGCATGTATTGGTTGAATGCGTCGAGAACAATACCCGACTTACCTGTACCATCATGCCCACAAATTCCAACAAAATGATGAGTAATTTTTTCATCAACCATGTTCGCTTCTTCGTTACGAAGATGTGCGAATGGGTCGCCGTTACTCAACTTGGGTGCTGATGCACTCTTTGTTGGTTTCTCTTCTTGTACTTCTTTCTCTTCTTCAACTTTTACTGTTGCTCCAAAACCTGCCATATTTATTACTCCTAATCGAATTGACCTACTCCTGTATCGCCGCCTGTGATACGCTCTCGTGAGCGTCGTGGGTCGGCATAGATGCCAAACACTGTGAGTTTGGGTGATGTAAGACCATCCTTTGTCTTCATACCGATTCTGCCGAATACGAAGACGGTGGATTTCTCAGCGTACAGGTATGAATCTTCACCCCAATGTGCTCGGAACGGTTCGCTACATTTACCAACTGCACCCGGAATCCAACAGTCAATGTCGCCTGTAATGTTGCTGTTGAGTGTCATGTTGTAGTTATGACCCTCATCATCATAGTCGCTATCACGAGGTTCAGTGTTCAAGCGATTGATTGTACCTTTTGTAATGACGAGAGGACCGTATGATTTACGCTCTCCCTCAATGTTAGCAAACAACTTTCTTTCTTCGTATGCTTCTTCAAGTTCATCAATAGAAACGAACAAGTCATGAAATTCCGGATTAGTCCAAAATCGAGATGGGTGTAGTAATGGTCGTAGGTTGTCCGAAACGAACTCATCTGTGTAAGTAATATCAACATCATCGTATGTACCGAGTACATCTTGGAATGCCTCACCTGCATTATCTCTTGGTGGAGTTACTTGAATTTTACAAGGTCGCCCAACATCAACTTTGAGATAGACATTTTTACCTGTCATGTCAATACGCCACAAGCGTATCGAACCATTCTTCACAAAGTTTTCTTCTTCATCACCTAAGAAGTAAAAGTATCTCCCCATTTTCACATAAGGGGAAGGGTCGTTGTTGTATGTTGTCAAACAAACTAAATCACTTCCCACTTTGATAGAGTATTGTGGTGTTTCACTTGTAGGTGTATCTAATTCCTTTGTACCCTCTTTGGTTACGAGAGTCCATTTGCCGTTGTCGCCTTTCTCAAACGCACCGAGTCTGCCGGATGAGATTGCTTCATTCGGGTTTTCCTTAAACAACTTAAGGTTCGCCGCCACAATGTTCTTTAGTCGGTCAGCCTTTTTGTCAGCCATACCAACGAAGCAACCTACAAAGGTCTGTAGTTTGCTACTTGCACCACCACTTCTTTTTCGTGTTTCAACAAAGAATTGTTCTGCCCAATCAATAAGCAGTTCTTCATCTTCTTGGCTCGGCTCGGTACAACCGTAATGCTTCTCAATGTCAGCATAAAACTCCTGTGTAGCCTCAACTACACTTTTTCCTGTTCGTTCAGCATAAGCCGAAATACGACTCATTACCTCATTCGGAAGGATTGATTTCTCAGCAGGTGCTTCGGATGCACCAAAGCCTTGAGCCTCAACCTCTTCTATATCTCCATATTCATCTTCTGTTTCCCAATTAGTCATTTCATTCACCAATTTCCTTTTTCAATCGTGCTACAAGCACTTCCACGAATGAGATGTCACTGCCACCCCACTCATACACATACCTCATCATATCACCATACACCGACATGACAGCAAATGTAGTATCTGCATCTGTGTCAAAGTGTTTCCTCGTGCTACGATGGAAGTTGTTCATGAAGGCCAACCTATCGCCCGTTGAATTTAATAATGTAAGCATTTGCTTACGAAGTTCATTCCACTTGTTTTCTGGTATGTAATCCCACCAATCGTCATTATCCTCAATGACGAATCTTTGAATAGCGTCTGCTGTTTTAGGAATGCGTTCAAGTGTATTGATGGCGGCTCGGAGGTCGCCATCGTGATACTTTACAACATCGCCATAATACGGAGTCCAATCAACAGGAGCACCGCATGATTCTGTAAGTCTGTGAAGGTGAGAAGCCCCCTGCTCCGGCGACAAGCGATTGAAAATGTATGTTGTACATCTGCTTTTGATAGCAGGTCTAATTTTATCGCCATAGTTAGCCGTTAGTATGAAGACAATACTCTCGGAATATTGTTCCATAATACCACGCAAAGCGTCTTGTGCCGTAGGAGTAAGCCCATCAGCCTCATCCAATACTACAGGTTTTCGCTTTACACCGATACCTCGCAAACGAACAAAGTCCTTCAATTCCTCACGAATGTAAGCAATACCTCTATCGTCGCTTGCGTTTGTCCAAAGGACATTCATATCGTTGTGATACTTTCCAAGCAGGGAGCGTACAATGACATGGGCCGCACTTGATTTACCTGTTCCCGATTCACCAATAAATAGGAGAGCAGATGGGTATTGCCCCGTTCTCTCCCACTCTTGAGCGTCAAGGACAAACTCATCGTTGCCAACAATTTCTTGTGGCGTTTGTGGTCGTATCAATTCATTCCAAGTCATTTTTTCTCAACCCCTTTTTTCTTAGTTAGTTTAAATACTAATCATCAATTTCCTCGTTGTATGCATCCCATGCTCTTACCCAATCATAGAATTGATTCCAATACCTATGCATGTTTTTGGGTATGCGTGGCATGGGATTCTCACACATCCACTTCACTCTAAGATAGCCTTTTCTTATATCCGAGTCTAAAAGATGTATGTAAGGCTCAAGCACATCTAACCACTTAACCAAATTTTCTTTGTTTTCTATTTTGGTGGTTTCCATTAGCGTCAAGCCATGCATGTTAGCCCATATTTCCATACACTTCAATTGTTCATCACTGCACTTCATACGCTTAATGTAACATCTCGCCTTGTACCCATACCCACCTTTGCGAATAGCAACTACAGTATGGTATCTAATTTTATTAAGAATTAAACCCAATCCTATGTATGCTACATTACTCATAATCATCACCAACTATCGAATAGAAATACGCTATGTCATCTATGTTATCAATACCGTATGAATCTTCAACACTATCGAAAACAATGTGCCACCCCTTTTCAACTGTCCATGTAAAGTTTAATTTCACCACTAAACAATCTTCTATGGGATGGAATGCGTGTCTAATGTTCGGATAGACCTTCCTCCTTTTGAGAGCACTCTCAAGTTCAAATGGTAATAGTTCCATCACGAGTGTCGTCGTATCAACAACCTCGCTACCATCAACAAAACCGATAACAAATTCATATCCTCCTTTATCCAAATTCTGTACAGTCATAACCTGTGCGTATAATGTGTTTGTTCCACTTGTAAGTAAGTAGTATTTATTTTTATGATGAATTAAAAATCCGCCTTTCGCATACGATTCTAATAACATTCTTGATTGAATCCACGATGTATCTAATGGCTCTTTGTATGTAGCAAAAGATAGTCCTGTGTCCTCACTGCACCAAAGCCCTGTTTGTTTTGGATTCTCCCACACCCATGCCGATGAATTATCTTTGCTGGTAACAATAGAATACTCAGTATTTATTTTTCCGTTTCGCCATCGAACTATGCCATTCTTAACAAACATCAATGTCGAGCAATCAGTAACAAACCAATACTTTTCTGGTACATCATTCGATGCCCACGCCTCAAGTTTCTCGTAGTCCTCATCTATCATACCTACATCTAAACCGTCGTAAATGACTGAAAGTTTCGTATCGAAGTCGTATGTTTCATTCAGTTTGCTTTCTTTGTCAAGCCACTTCACCATGATGTTGCGTATAGAATTCCATCTGTAATTTAACGCCCATCTCCAAACAAATTCACATTGGGGTGCTGATAGATTGAAACATAAATCCAATATCCAATGTCTTTCATGAGCATGAGCGTTACGCATGATGTTCATGATGTGTATAAGTTCTATCTCATCGTTGCCTGTATCACCTGCTTCCCATGATAGAACTTCACACAATGGTTTATCATCCATCGCTTCGATGAGGTTATCAACAAATACACCACACTCATCGGCTAACTTGATTTTCAACATGTGTTGAGTCATTGATAATCTTTTATCGGTGTTTAAAAATTCCCATAGTTCGATGCACTCTTCTTTCGTTACATCCGAAGCGGAAATCTTTGGCATAAGTGTGATTAAATCACACGCTTTTGAGAGTTTCATGTTACTCTTCTTCATCATTCAGTTCTTTTGATATTACTGAAATACCCCATAACCATGAAGGTACTTTCTCATCTCCTACCTTTTCACCAAGAACTGTAATGTTGGCACTGTAGCCATCGGTGAATAAACCCGCATCAGCGAAGTCCTTCAACTGTGCTCTTGTTAGAGCAGTGTAGTGATGGGTGCTTGATGTCCAAGACATGAACAATGAATCACCTGCTAAAAGATGATAGTCGTCGGGGTCAATAGACAAATCCGTACCACACGCACTACACTGAATAATGCAACGCCAAATATCAACGGGAGTTGTTTGACCGTCGCCAACATCAGCATCAATAGTTTCAACATACTCATCAACTCTTTGTTCAAGGTCGCAGTTAGCGAGAGGAAAACCACACTCACACGCCCATGTTTCAGCAATCTTTTGCCTCATTTCATGTTGCATTTCTGCTTGTTGAATTGGATTGAGTGGAGGTGTTACCATTTGTAGCCCATCGGGTTTCTCAACTTCGTACCCGCAAGCCTCCATCAGCAAACTGAATTTTTCATGATGTTCTTGAGCCAAAGGATGATTGAGCATGAAGATGAGAGCAAACTTGTTGTCATCCATTTTTCGATACTGTACGCCCGAATCTTCGGGCGACCAAACTGAATCCTTTGCTAACATTCCAAAATGTTCGTTTCCCCATTGTATAAGTTCTTTACTCGGTTGCCAATCCATTGTCCTCACCATTTACCTCGCAGATGCTAAACTTCCCACAACAATACCCTATGTAAAAGTATTCACCGTTGTCCATTTGATACAGAAGGTTTCTTTCATCACGCTCTTTACAGTGTGGACAAGCAATGCCCTCAGCCTTTGTCATAGAAATAAATCTTCTTTCTTCGTTATCTAAAATGATTGTATCATTGATGAACTCATCATCAACATCTATGATTGTGATTGTTTCATCTTTCACTCTTCTTCACTCTCCGTCAAATCTAACAATGGACATTCACCACTAACAACACCACCATGTTTCTCAAGCAATGCTTGAATCACTTTGGCGGGAACATAAGGATATATAGTGGAGGTATAATCTTCGCTTTCTGCATAACTATTGATTAGTTCGTCTGCTTCACTTGGATAACCTAATTCACAAGCCTTGTATTTTTTTGCTGTACTTCTTGGTGATGAGTAATGAGTGGAAGATGCTTGAATGGATATTTTATATCCATCAGCACACACTACAGGTTCTCTTTTGTACCATGTATCAGTTCCTATTCCATGTAATTTCAAACTGTCATCTCCAACGCTTTCATGAATGCCTTCTGTTTTGTTCGTGCGTATGTACCAAACAATGCTGACTCCATTCGCTTATGACTCACTTCACCGTTCTGTAGTTTAGTGAAGTCGTGGTCAATCGCTTCGGTTACGGCATTGTATGCCGCCCACGCCGTACCTTCCATGCCGGCGAGTTTGTTTGTTGGCCGAGCAAGAGTTTCTTTTACTGATAAAAGAATATTGCTGGAACGGGTTGTCAAGTCGCCTTCTTTGTTGAAAGTCAAACCGAGTGTATCAATGAAGTATGAGTCCATGTCATCTTCGGTCATTTCAAAGGTAACAAGTTGCCCTGCCAATTCACCCCAATCCATGAAGTCCTTATTGACCATGTTAAGTGCCTCTCGTGCCGCCGCAACCCTGTCGTGTAGTTTGCCTGTGTGTCGAATGTTGTAGCCGTTGTTTCTGCCTCTAAGAGCCATTGTAAGTGTATTGTTACAAACGACACGAATAGGTGTAAGGAAAATCTTGAGAGAACCACTACCGTCGTGATTGTTCACCACGAGAATATATTGGTCCACTACATCCATACCATTGATGATAATTGAATCGGGTAGTTTAGCAAGTACCCATACCTGCTCACCGTTACCGAGAGCACCCGTTACCTCAATCTTCGCCTCTTGAGTCTGTGTAAGTTCATCGAGAAAATCCATTGATTCAATATTTTGAAATGGTTTCCATACCTTACCTACTGCTTTTCCTCTTGTTAGTGACACGCCATTGTCCTTTCTAAATACGCCAAATGTGTCGGGTATAACCTCAAGCAACCCATCTTCTCGCTTGTTCCATAGTGGTCGCTTCTCAACTTCCCAATCAAGATGGGCAAGTGTCAATGCTTCCGTTGCGGTCATCAAACCTTGTGCTTGTGTTCCCAACCCATGCCACGGCGTATTGCCTGTCCATGCGGTCATATATCTTCCATTTTCTGTTTGTGCTATATTGTGTGCCATATTATTCATCTCCTTTTTTCTTAGTTAGTTTAAATACTCATCAATTATTTGTCTGTACAATGGTTGCCCGTACACTAACTTGGTCGCCCACTCCATCTCTTGTGAAGGGCGAGCCTCAACCATTGTTCTGTATGCTGTGTCGTGGTCGTAGTCATGTAGTCGTAGCACGACATACGCAACCCCACCTGTTCGGTCACGACCATGAACACAATGCAAGAGAACATCTTTACCCTCTTTGAGTAAGTCCATGACTAAATTAACAGCATGACACCAAATCGCAGGGTCGCTGTTGTGTGCTCTAAAGTAATAGTGATGTCGCTCATTCTTATCACTACTACTCCAATTCGGAGGGTAGCGACATAGAGTTACCACCGTATGTTCTTTGCGTAGTGTATCACGGAAGTCATGGATGTCGCACATCGTGAGTGTGCCACCACCTACCTTAATTGGTGTGTTCATTCTTCTTCACCTCGTGCAATCCACGCTTTCGCCATTTCTTCGTACTCTTCTTTCAAGTGAAACTCACGAGTAGTGTATGAGAAAGTGCTACCGTCAAACGCCTCACGAGTGACTTCAACATCACGCAGTTCCAAATATCCTAAATCAACACAAGGGTATCTCAACAGTTTGTGCCACGGTGAGCCTTGGTCACAAGACTCCATCCACGAACCAACAACCGCCGCCTCCAACTTTTGTAATCGTTCCAATTTCTCAACCAAACCATCAATTATCTTCGTAGCAAAGTCATGTTCCTTCATTCTTCTTCAACTCCTAATCCATCTCTTCTGTATTGTTCTCCGTATCTGTACATTCTGTTCCATACTGAATGTAATACATCCCTATATTCCCAATCATCAACTGTGTTCTTGAAGTTGTCATACTTCATGTGTGTCAGTCTGCGAGTGAGAAACTCGGCAACCTCACCTCTTGGTATATCTGCTCGATAAGGATAGTCTGCATCACCAATGTAATACATCCGTTCCTTACCAAATGTTCTTCTTATTGCTTCGGGATTCCTCGCCCTTACTAAGAGGTGTTCGGGTTTATCCCTATGTCCTACTATACTTAGCCATCCTTCTGTTATTGCTATCCACATTTATTCATCTCCCCATTGTTCAGCCATTGCATCGGCAAACCCTTGGAATGTAACACTCCTTGCTTTCTCTCTTTCTTTCGGTGGTAGTTTCGCCGCCTCCACATACCATGCTGGCATTGACTTACCACTCTTGAAAACAACTCTTGGTTCGGGTTCGACAACATTTGTATCTTCAAGTTTGTCAAGCCCCTTCAACCAAAGGCATGTCTTTTTCTCGTAAGGGTCGCCGAATTGATACGGCTGAAATATTTGGTCGGGTTTTCTAAACCTCGTACTCATGATACCAACAGGATTCTCAATAGCAATCTTTGGTATGTCGGCATTGTACAACGCCATGAAGAACTCCACCGCTTCTTCACGGTGTTGTCTGCGATTCGGAAACCGTGGATGAGGTCGTCGCTCTTCCAAAGGTAAGTGTTTGTCATCTGGATGATAGAACCATGAATTACCCGTTACGGTAAGGTATGTACATGGAGGGTGTGCAATCATCAAATCCCACCCTTTGTTAATAACATCGAATACATCAGTTTGGTAATGATACGGTGAATCATCGTCGGCAGGTTGTATGTCGCAAGACCAAGCATCATGCCCCAACTTCCGAAAAGCCTCACGCACTCTTCCACTACATTCACATGCTACAAGAACTCTCACGCCTTCACCTCCTCGCATTCACGACAAAGACTTGTGAAATAATCAATCCCGTTTGGGAAAATTGATTCACAGTCTTCACATCGTATTACTTCACAATTTTTGCATTGTCTGTATGCTGGTTCATTACATCCTTTACTACTACATTTTTCACTCATACTGTCACCTCCACGCCTTGCCTATGAGGATAAGTCACGAGGAAATCTATACGCTCTTGGTTTGTTTCAGTTTCTTGAGAGCAACAATATCTCACAGTGAAACCTATCGGATAACCATTAGGGTCTTGATACAAAGTATTACACTTCAAACAAAACACTCGGCTAACTCCATCTCTTTCTTCTAACTGTTTTCTATATTCACTCATGCCGTCACCTCCACGCCTCGCTTTCGTGGTGTAGTTGAAGAATACCTTTCCTCACCACAGCACTCGCAATACCAATGCCACTTTTGCCTCCTTGCTATTGGAGTCCACCCGTAAGAGATGTGCCACCCTGTAGTAAGCCATTTGTTTTCACAACTCACGCTGTCACCTCCACGCCTCGCCACCACGAAGGAGCAGGTGTACCCTTCTCCCACTTGGCGAACTGCTTGGAATGGTAGTATGCTCGGTATGCCTTGACCGCATCTTCATCACGATACTCGTCGGGCATTGCCTGTGCGAATGGTGTAAGTTCTTTGTATGGAATAGATTCGTACATTTTTCTGTTGAGTGCATCCATTTTGACAATAGGTTGTAGGCAAGCGTGTTCTTTTCCGAAGCGGAACTCAAACTCAACGCACAAAGCAATAGCGTGAGAAGCAAGCCAATCGAGGTTTGCCCATGAATCTCCCGCCCATACTGTACATGGGTGATGTTTGTACCCACCTTTGTATGCTTTACCTGCTTTGGTGAGTGGCATCTGCTCATCAGTCGCACCGTGGCGGCGTAGGGCTGATGCCATCATTTGTGCCGCTTCAACACACATCTTAGGCACATGCTTGTCGCAGTGCATTTCAGCCGCAATGATTGGGTTGGTATCAAGTACGAAAATATTCATTCTTCTTCGCCTCCTTCTCTAAATTCTTGCCACTCGTCATAGAGTGTTTCTTCGACAACCGATGCCTGTTCTTGCATAGCCATACCACATCTGTTGCATTTGAATTTCAAAATGTATATCTTAGGATTCGTGCCAAGAATTATTTCGGGATTGTTTAAAAGTTGCCAAGTGTGTTCAACACAAGGTTGCCCGTACCCACTGTCCTTCCATGCCTGTAGCCGTTCCATCTTTGCTTGTATGACAAGCATCTCCTGTTTTATTTGCTTTTCAATTTCTTTTTCTTTTGTCATTTTATTTCAGCCTCATCATCCTTCTGCAAATTTCTTCAAAACAATCTTGGATTTTCATGTATGCGTATTCTATCGTCTGCTCAAGAGCCTCGTCATTTGTAAAGTGTGTGTCTGCATCTCCGCCAAAACGAACATAAGCATTCATGAACACATCATATTCACAAATCCATTCCCAACGGGAATCGTGGAATAATGTCATATTGTCTTCGCCTAATAACAAAGCAATTTCAAGCCATTCTCTATTTTCTTTCGTCATTCTCATTCTTCATTCCTCCTCTTCTTTTGCATCCATAACCACAACATCACCTACAATGATGTCATCGAAATCAATCATAGATGTCGCCTTCTCATTAACGGGTAGCCCCAATAGTTTGCCTTCTTCATGACAATACATGTAGTTACCATCAGCAGTGGGTACATATTCAATCCACCCTCCTACTCCATCTCGTATCTTTTCGTATGGTGGATTCCACCCAATGTCTGTCGTTGTTCCGTCTGTTCTCAAAATGTATGCCACTTTTTTCATCTCCTTGTTTTTCAACCCCTTCTTTCTTAGTCAGTTTAAATACTGATTAAAGAATTATGCGACTCGGCGGGTTAAATCCTGTATTCTTTGTCGCATAATGTCTTGAGTACGCCTATCTCTTAGATGTTGTAACGCATCTTCCATAGCGGATTGACCGCCGTACTCATCGAATGACCGCCCGATGTCTTGTTCAGTAATACCTGCAAGTTCGGGATTCTTTTCTCGTAGGGTATCTAACTCCCCTACGCTTGTTCCAAACGCACCCTTATGCCCCCCTTGTGCTCGGAAAGGACCTGCCCCACCTACATCCACATAGGTAAGAGAACCATCGGGTCTGCGTATGACATTATCACGCCCCAACCCCAACATATCCCAATTGGATATGAGGGCATGAGGCACGAAGTCCGTCGTTAATTGTTGAATATCCTGTGGGCTTGCTCGCCCTAATTCTTGACCCTGTTCAAACTCAGTAAGCATCATGGGTCGCCCATCCATTAGTTGTTCCTGTGCCTGTGGTACATCAACGCCAAGTGCATTCAAGTATTGATTCATGTCGAATTCGTTTTGAAGGTGAGCAGGGCTATCGCCACGCTTACCGACGAACTGCCCCATTGGTAAGTCGAATCTTCTCGCCCCTGTGCTACCACCTATGTATTGTCCTGTCGGATTATTTTGTCGCAGGTATGAGAAAGCCTCATCGAAAGGTGCGACCATGATACCCGTACCTCAACATTTTATTTTATCGTTATTCTATCATTAGTAATATCGAATCGGCAAGTTCACTAAGCGTTTTAAGTGCTTGCTCATCTTTTTCATCTCTTTCTTTCCCTTCGGGGAATTCTTCCCTATCTCCAAAACCAAGTTGAAGCCAAAGATACCAAGGGTCATCCATACCGTTGAAATACTCCGATGTGATACAGTAATGTATCAATTTCAATTGTTTATTTGTAAATAAATTCATTCTTCTTCGCCTCTATTATTTTGTATCTATCAAACTCTATTTCGCCTTCAACTACTTTGTAGTAATTGATAATAGCACGACTCCGTAGTTGCTCGTTTTTGATATACAACATTGCATCATGTTCTGTATAGAAATTAGGTCGTGGTTCATACATACCTGCACCTAAAATACCATCCCAATTCTTTTCATCGGGTTCACACAACCATACAACCTCAAAGGTTGGCTCTTGCGTGTCAATCATTCTTCTTCACTTCCTCAATGAAATAGTATTGGGTGCTATCGGGGTCAGCCTCGGAGCATAGGTATTCGTAGTGAGCCTTCGCTTCTTCGTATGTTGCAAACGGGCCATCGGATTCACCACACTTGTCGTGAGTCACCATGTATTCGTATTTGTCTGTGTCAGTCATTCTTCTTCGCCTCCAAAATCAATCTGTGTTGGGAATGTGTGTCGTGGTAAAGCCGAGTCTAATGACTTGTACGCTGTCCATCCCCTCCCTTCTTTACGCATAAGGTCGCCTACCTGTACTTCGGGGCATCGGTGTGCCTCGATGATTTGATAGAAGTCCTTGTAAATTCGCTCGACTACGAGCCATTTGTTTTGTCCTACTGTAAATTTTCTTTTCATATTATCACCAATGACTATCATCAAATTCATGCGAGTGTGAATGCATGGCTACTGTTTATGTTCGATAAAAGTTCTAATTCTTCTATCAAATACAACGCATCAAGAATAACATCTGGCGTAGGATATTTTATCTCTTCATTCTCATCAATCAAACCTAACATCTTCCCTTCATTGAAAGCACATGTGTATGGTACTCGCAAGTTATTCATTACATCAATCTCCCCATCAACTAAAGAAAATATAATTTCATCATCATTTGATAAACGCAGATTGTAGCGTAAAAGGAAGAACCAAGACGCAGGTAAATTATACACCGTGGATAAATAATCATTTATCATGAACCCAACTAAAGATGTGTAATCATAATCTTCAAACCACACCATGCCCACTTGAGGCGTAAATTTTAGTTCATTTTGTTTTACCATTAATTTCTGTTCTTGTTTTTTCAAGTAAGTTAAACATGTTACCATGTTGGTAGGTAAGTTTAAATTACCTTCATCAATGTCTTTCTGTATTCTTTCTATCAATTCTTTTATTTGCTCTTCAAATTTTTTCATGCTACCACCTCATCTTTCCATACTGTTCTTTATTCATTCTTCATTCCTCCTCTCTTTCATCAAACTCTTGAGCAGTTCTCGCTACTGCTAATGCCCATGCCTCATCTGTAACTGTATCACTGTGTGCAATAGCAATCGTTTTCGTACCACACCATAATTGTGCTGATGAAATACTTTCATCGCTATTTAATTCAGCCTCAACCCAAACTTCGTTTCCGTATCTTGTGACTAAACTGAATGCTTCACCGCTTCTCAATTTATTTATCATCTCTTCTTTAAATTCTCTTCCGTTCATCTTCATAACCACCTTTGTTTGATTGCGTAGCCGTCACCATAGAGGACATAGGATAAGTTATAGATGAGGTCGAAGCCCATATCCATGCCACATCCTTCTCGCTTGATGCCGTGGTATTTGTCGCTGATTTTACCGTCAAGTGCTTTTGCTACAAGGTAAGTATAATCGTAAGGGTAATTGTCTTTGAGGAAACGCACTGCTATGTGCCTCGTCATACCTGACTTTGATACATGATGTAGTTGCGTGTATAGTATATCGTTTGGTTTAATTTCTTCTCGTAGTTTTTCTATTGCTTCTTCTTTATTCATAATTTTCACCTTCTTTTTTCTTAGTTAGTTTAAATACTCTTCAATTGTTTTCCCGTCGTTGCACTATACACTTCAAGACACTCTTCACATATTGGTAATGAATCAGTGAACTTGTTGTCATGCCATAACTTGTTCGGCCATCTTACTTTCTTGGTTGCACAAAGGTATGGTTGTGCATGACCTAACTTCAAAGGATGACCTATGTGTACAACATCTGGTGTGGGAAGTGAAGCCTGTAATTTGTTGTACGCCTTCAACTCCCTGCAACCCTTTAGGGTATGCCCCTCTTCATCGCAGTACGAACACCTTCTAACCATTCCTTCTGTCCTCCCATTCCCTGTACTTCGCATCGTCTTTGTCGTCTGCTAATTGTTGATAATCAACATACTCATAACTCTCTTCTGCGATTTCTTTAATCCATTGGTAAGGTTCACCCGAAGTATCTGCATTGACATATGCTTCGAGCAAATCTAACAACTCATCTTGAGAAAGATGATGATAAAGAAAATCAAATGCGGTTTTAAATCCACAGTGTTCTAAAACATTTTCAAGGCTCATTCAATCACTTCGTTAAACATGGGTAGTACCCTGTGGCATTCGCTAAGGATGTCGCTCAAGATAGGGCTTATCTCTTCGTGGTTGTCGGGTATCATGGATTCAATGTCCTCAAGAACACGACGCAACCGCTTGACTTCCTCAAGGAAAAGTGGTGCGTCTGCCATGAGTATTTTGTTGGTCATCATTGTCGTGAACTCTTCTTCGTTCTCGTCATCCGATAACGGATTCATGGTCGCAATCACTACTTCTTCATAGCCATCTGTACCGTAGGTTGAAGGGTCAGTGAAGCACTCCCCATTGAAAAGACATTTCCATATCTCTCGCCCTTCTATGTCGTTGCACTCCCACGGTGGAGGTGTATGTCCTTCGTATTTGTCTGTGTCAATCATTCAATCATCTCCTTTGAGTATAGTTTCTATACGGTTTCGCATAGTCCACATATCAGTTTTCTTCGTTTCAAAGTCATTTAGCATCTTTTGTAATGCTTCACGCAACCGCTTGACTTCTGCGAGCAGGAGTGGTGCGTCTTCTATCAGTCGCATGTTCGCTCGTTGTTCCTTTTGCCAAATCTCATCTGGCACAAGTCTGTTATGCTCTTCATACCACATGCCATATCTCCCTTCATCATTGGGGTGGTACATGTGCGCTATGTTGGTAATGAGGTGTTGCGTTCTTTCGCCCATTGTGTTTTCATCCTGTTGCTCATCATGGCGAAGGGAAGCATCGGACAACCATCGCTCATGGAACTCTTTGGAATGAGAAGAAATGAGTTCAACACTTCCCTGTTCTTCTCCCTCTATGGATGACCCTGTTTCGCAATGCCATTTACCTTCTGTATGTCCTTCGTATTTGTCTGTGTCAATCATTCAATCAACTCCTTTACATTCCCTATGAACTCAAGCGTATGGTTAGCAAACTTGTCAGCATCAGCACCAGCATATGCCATGCCCTCCATTTCCTTAACAACTTCAACTGCCTCTTTGAGTGCATCTTGTAATCGCTTGACTTCGGCAAGGAGAAGTGGTGCGTCTGCTATGAGTTCAGCCCATTCCTTTCTGTTTGCTGAGTCTTTGTTTCCTGTTAGATTACAAATCACCTCACCACCGCCTATTATACTATACGCTTCTGTCCAACACAACTTAACCTCCCACCTTGCAGGTATCTGTTGTGGTTCACCAGTTTTTTCGTCAATAGGTGCAGTTATATCTTTCATAGTCATATCTCCATATTTGTCTGTGTCAATCATTCAATCATCTCCTTCCATCTGTAAAGTGTATCTTTACCTTTACTTCTTTTGATGCCGATTATACAATGAGTAAGCATAGCCCCTCCCCAATTACTTCTTTTGTTGTGAAGAAGGATAGGGATTTTTATTTGACCGCTTGACCTACCGACCCTACCTGTAATACCGTATCTATCATTCCAAGACTTACCTGTTTTAGTGTCGCCATAATCTAAGATGACCCTGATGTTATTCATGCGACAGTGTTCTAAGATTCTAATGACTTCATCATCAGTTCTCTTGTCATAACTTGTTCCATTAACTAACTTGTATTTGTCTGTGTCAATCATTCTTCTTCATCTCCGCATACATATTCCGTGTAATCCGCCATCACTGAGTCATC